TTAAAGATAAAAAGAATAAAATAATTGCAAAACAAAATTCAAAAGAAGCTGCTAAACAGAATAAAAAAATAGATACACTTAAAAGAAGAGCTGAAAAAGAATTACTTAAGAATGTTAAGTCAATTTATAAGCTAGAGTTAGATGCTAAAAGACAGCTAGAAAGAACTCTCAAACATACCTCAAAGATGAGAGCCTTAGAGGAGACTAGGTACAGAAAGTCATGTGAAGATGCTGACTCATTAAGAAAATAAAACGGAATTAAATAAACTCGTTATAATAATATGAAAACAAATAGAAAGAGATTAAAAAGACTAGAGTCTACTGTTAAAAACATTATCGTGTTTATGTTCTTTATCAGGCTTGTAATAGATATCTTAGTCTAGTTCGAGTGATGTCCGAACGTATTAAAGGGGGGTTAATCACCCCCTGATAATAAATTAATTTAAAATAAGTTATAAAAAGCTTGCGTATGTCATTTATATTTCGTATGTTTGCAACTCAGTAATAATAAAAAGAATAAATTATGGACTATAAATCAGAGCTTATATTCGACTTAGTAAGTCATAGGTTATTTAATAACGTAGGCTACAGTAAGCTAAGTGAAGAGCAGAAAGAAGTAGTAAAATTAGAAGTATTAAAACATAAATTAATTTAAAACCCTAACAAATGTTATCACCAAAACAATTAAAAGAAAGAGCTTTAAATAAAATAGAAGCTAAATTATTCTTTGCTATTAAAAATAAGCAAGAGAATGTATTGAAACAAGATGGAGTAATTGCATCTAAAATGGACCATGACGCACTAGTTAACATGTCATACGCTATAAACAGAGAGATAGATGTACTTTACTTTATTAAGGATGCTATTGATTCCTATACTTATAACAGTATGGATGACTCTCAGCTAGACCTAGAAGATCTTATAGAACAAATGACTAAAAGAAAATAATAACAATTAAAACCCGTAAAAATGACTATTCAAGAAAAATTATCAAAAATCCAAGTCGAGCTCAAAGTAGCTAAGACTAAAACAAACAAGTTCGGAGGCTATAAATTTAGATCAGCTGAAGATATCCTAGAATCATTAAAACCATTTAACACTAAGTATGGTGTTTATTTCTTAATTAGAGAAGAGCTATTAGCTGATGCTGTGATTAAGAGTGAAGCTACTATGTTTGACTTAGAAGGTGGATCTATAAGCTCTACAGCTATCGTAGGAGTGGACCTTAATCAGAAAGGAATGGCTACAGCTCAACAGTATGGTTCAGCTAGTTCTTATGGAAAGAAGTATTCACTAGGTAACTTACTCTTAATTGACGATACAGCAGATGCTGATGCTACCAACTCTCATGGTAAGAAAGGATCTAGTAAAGCTAAGTTATCAGCTAATACACCTGAGTTCTTAAAAGCCATTGAGTTTATTAAAAATGGAGGTACTATTGAGCAAATAGAAGCTAAGTATTTAGTTACTTCAGACGTTAAAGTACTAATAGGTAAAAAAATAATTTAAAATAAATAAAAAAAAACTTGTGTATATCATTTATATTTCGTATGTTTGCACAGTCAATAATAAATAATAATAATAACAATTAAAACCCGTAAAATTATGGCAACAATTATCACAGTAGGATTAAACAAAGAAAAATTAGAGTTCAACGACAAAGGATGGGCTAATGTAACAATCACAGTACAAGACGAGACTAACCAATACGGTCAGAACGTTTCAGCTACTAACAACCAAAGCAAAGAGCAAAGAGAAGCTAAAGAAGCTAAGGTATATGTAGGTAATGGTCGAGTAGTTTGGACCTCAGATGGTACTATTCAAAAAGCTGACTTCGTAGAGTCAGGGACAGTAGCTTCAGAGCAATCTACAGCAGGTAGAGAGACTCCTGACTTACCGTTCTAAATTACTAAGGGAGGTGTAAAAACCTCCTTTATTCTTACCTTATATTAAAACCCTTTTTTAAAACCCTAAAATTACAACAAATGATTGCAACTATAGAAAGTCTCAAAGAAAAAATACTAGACGTAAAGTATGACCGTATCGAGCAAGGCTTGAAACTAGACATACCTGAGATAGACGAATGGTTGAGGTTTAAAAGAGGTGCGTTTAACATATGTGTAGGACACGCTAATACAGGTAAAACAACTGTAATACTCTACATGATGATGGCTTATGCTCTAAAGCATGATTTAAAGTGGTTGATTTTCTCTTCAGAAAACAATGACTATTCAATAGCACGCAAATTAATAGAGTTTAAAACAGCTACACCTGTACAGCAAATACCTGATGCAGTTATAGAAACTGAATTACAATGGATCAATGATCACTTTAAAATTATCACAGTAGACAAAATCTACACAGCTAGGACCTTAATGGGTGAAGCTCAAAAGATAAAAGAAGTTTATGATTATGATGGTCTATTAATAGATCCTTACAACTCACTCGCTAAAGATGCTGCGTTATTACGCTCAGTAGGTGGTCATGAATATGACTATCAGATAGCTTCAGAGATGCGACTGTTTTGTAAGAAAAATTCAGTATCAATGTGGTTAAACACTCACGCTGTAACAGAAGCTCTAAGACGTAAACACCCTAGTGACCATGAGATGGCAGGCTTACCTATGCCTCCTAGTATGGCTGATGTAGAAGGAGGCGGTAAATGGGGTAATAGAGCTGATGATGTGATAACTATTCACAGATACACTCAGCACGCTGAAAAATGGATGTTCTCGGATATTCATGTAACTAAAGTTAAGGAGACTGAAACAGGAGGTAGACCTACACCGCAGGACCAACCTATATCAATGAGAATGCAGCCTTCTAACACTCAATTTACTATAGCAGGTAAAGATGTAATATCATCAAACAAATTTAGTACTAAACTTAAATTTTAAAAAAAATGACTAAAACAAATGAAGCTATAGAGTTACTAGCAAAGCATCACGATGAGTTTATAGTTATGGCTAAAGCTATAGCAGGTAATAACTTTGAAGTTAGAAATTATGCTGAGGACTTTATTCAAGACGCTTATATAAGACTTATGAGATATGATGACTTATATGATAAAATTATAACGGATGGCAAGGCTGCAAAAGGCTACATGTTTTTTACAGTAAGATCTATTATAGTTAATGAGATGAAGAGAGTTAAGAAGTGTAGATATAATTTCTTAGGTGATCAATACGATATCGAAGAGAAGTACATGCTCGAAGATAAGGGTGTAGATAAAGATAAGGTAGCTGAAGAGTTTTTAGAAAATAAAATGTATGAAGTGCTTAAGTCAAAAGTGGATTGGTTCGATTACCAACTATTTAAAACATACTTAAAGACAGGTAAGTCATTCAGGACATTAGCTGAAGAGTCTAAGCTAGGTATTCAAACTATATACTTATCTATAAAAGAAAGTAAACTGATTATAGCTGAAGAGCTACATGAAGATTATATAGATTTTAAAAACGGAGAATTAATATAAACCTTAAATAATAATAAAATGGAATTAGAATTAAACGAAAAAATCTTTCAATTAAATGACGAAGGTTTCACTGCAGGTAAGATAGCACAGAAACTAAGAGTAAAAAAAGCAATAGTACAAGACGTACTAGGCAACGCTTCAAACAAAGGTCTAGGAGACACTGTAGAAGCTATAACTAAAGCCACAGGTATTAAGGCTGTAGTAGAAGCATTAGTAGACGATTGTGGCTGTGCAGCCCGTAAAGAGTCTTTAAATAAGTTATTTCCTAACAGAAAACTAAACGACTTATCTAATGAAGATTACGACTACTTAACTGAATGGTTTAAAGCTGATAAGAAATCAGTAAGACCTGCAGAGCAAAACGAATTGGTAGCTATATACAATAGAGTATTTAACTCTAAGCGTAAAATCACTAACTGTGGACCATGCTTAGCAGGAGTAGTCAGAGAACTTAAAGAAATCTTTGTCAATGTCTAAGGAACTAAACACTAAGAAGCTCTTTAAAATGTCACTTAGAGAGCTTTACAGTGTAGCTAACCAAATGGCAGTTAGACTGCAGTGGTTACATTCGACAGGCAAAGAAGGAACTGAGAAGTACAATAGACTAGCAGGTGAGCTTTATCATGTTGCTGCTATAGTAGAAGAGAAAGAAAAACTAAAAGAAAATAAAAAATTTAAATACTAAAAATTATGAGAAAATCAATTTTATTAATATTAACATTAGCTTTATTCGTTTCATGTCAAGAAGATGAATGTACTGAGAATGTATGCGTAGAGAGAATAACGTACTTAAGAACCAACGTAACAACAATAGACTTAGGTGGTATGGATAGTGATTTAACTATAAATGCTCAGAGTGATGAGGTTGCAGATTATATTACAACAGGAGACGTAAATCTTAACGGTTACGAATTAAAACTTATAAACGTTAGACTAACTGTAGTAGGAAACCTTAACGGATCAGGTGTAGTGAAAAC